CTTTGGATTCTAAAGTATCTGCTGAAATTTCACGCGCTGGATCAGCTGAAGGTTCAATTGCAGCTAACCTTTCAACAGAAATCGTTGATCGTTCCAATGCCGTAAGTGCTGAAGCATCTGCAAGAGTATCTGGTGATGCGTCATTAGAATCAGCTTTATCTACAGAAGTTTCTAACCGTGTTGCTGATGTATCTGCTGAAGAATCTCGTGCAACGTCAGCTGAAGGTTCATTAGATACTAAAGTATCCACTGAAACATCTCGCGCTACAAGTGCAGAGGCTTCATTGGCTGACACAATTGCAAATGTAATCTCTAACGCAGATCCTGCGGCTTTGGATTCACTTGTTGAAATCGTAAATGCTTTTGAAAGTGCTGACGAAGATTTAGATGGTGCAATTTCTTCATTGGCAACTGGTTTGTCAACTGATATCTCCGCTGAAGTATCTAACCGTGCTTCTGCTGATGCATCTTTAGAAACTAAAATTTCAACAGACCTATCTTCTGCAAATTCATCAATTGACACAGCTTTATCAACTGAGATATCTGCTCGTATTTCTGATGTTGATGCTGAAGAGTCTCGCGCTACAAGTGCTGAAGGTTCATTAGATACAGAAATTTCTAATGTTAATGAATATGCTGATACTATTTCTAATAACTTAGATGCCGAAATATCAAACAGAGAAGATGCAGTAAGTGCCGAAATATCAAACAGAGAAGATGCAATATCTGCTGAAGAATCTGCAAGAGTATCTGGTGATGCATCATTGAGCTCTGATCTATCAGCTGTAGAATCTACACTTGCATCTGCTGATGCTTCTTTATCTTCTGAAATTGATTCATTGAGTGAAGTTGATGGTGCTACAATTAGCTTAGATGCAGCAACAAACACTATCCGATTGAAAGAATCGATTGCTGCTCCTGATTCTGGTCAGTATACATTTGCAAGTGACGTTGAAGTTAGCGGTGCATTAACTGTAGACGGAGTAGACGTAATGGCTGAGATTTCATCTGAAATTTCACGTGCCGAATCAGCTGAAGGTTCATTGAGTGTTGAATTGTCAACTCAAGTATCTTACTTGATCTCAAACATTGATGTAACTGAAATTGATTCATTCTCTGAAATCGTTGAAAATTTGTCAACTGAGGTTGAAAGAGCGGAAAGTGCTGAAGCATCTTTAGCTGATGATTTTGCTAACATTTACTTTAGAAAAACAACCGTAACTGAAACAGCTGATGGTGAAATTGTTGAATTTACATTTGGTGATGAACTTAGAACTGATTCGCAAGTAGTTTACTTGAATGGTCTATTACAAGATGCAGGTGATTATACAATCACTACAACTTCTGTAACATTTGCTACAGCTCCTGAAGCAGGTGATAAAGTTGTTGTTTATGGTATGTATTAATGAACACAATAATCTAAAATTAACATCGGGGGAGAAATCCCTCGGTGTTTTTTAAAATACGTATAATAAATAAACAATTTAAAGGAAAATTATGTCAATTAACGTAAACGGAAAATTAAGAATCAAAGGTGTCACCACCGGCGGAGGTGGCGGTGGTACTGACTTTATCTCGGTATGGGATACAACACTAGGTGATGGAAATCCTTACATTGAACTTCCATTAGCTGCTTCTGGAAACTACAACTTTAGTGTAAACTGGGGAGATGGAAATATAGACACAATTACCGCATATGGTCAAGCAGAAGTAGTTCACACTTATGCAACAGGCGGTGTTAAAACAATTACAATCACAGGAACAATTGAGGGATGGCTATTTAATGGTGTTGGAGATTGTGCAAAATTAACTTCAATCACAAACATCGGATGTCTTAAACTAGGAAATGTTTCCTCGTATTTTAAAGGATGTTCAAATTTAACCACAATTGGCGGCACGTTTGATTTAACAGGTGTAACTAATATGGGTGAAATGTTTGCTGATTGTACGTTATTAACTGCAGTAAATGGAATTGGGTCTTGGGATATGTCAGCGGTAACTAATATAGGTAATATGTTCAAAAATGCAACATCCTTCAACCAAGACATTAGCGGATGGGATGTATCTTTATTAGAAGTCATGGATGGTGTATTCCAAGATGCAACAGCATTTAACCAAGATATTAGCTCATGGGACGTTTCAGGAATAGTTGGTAATCCTACTAAAGCTGGAGGAATGTTAAGTTTCATGACAGGTAAATCAACAGCAAATTATTCATACTACGACAATCTCCTAAATGCTTGGTCTCAATTAACTCTACAAAACGATGTAACATTGCATATGGGTACGATTGGATATACTAGTGCCGGAGCTGCTGCTCGATCAAGTATTATCTCAAATTACGGATGGACAATTACTGATGGCGGGGAAGTATCTCAATTCATCTCGGTATGGAATACAACACTAGGTGATGGTAGCCCATCAATCACATTACCATTAGTTGATTCTGGGAACTACAATTTCATTGTAAACTGGGGTGATGGAAACACTGACACAATCACTGCATATGATCAAGCAGAAGTAACACATGCTTATGCAACTGGTGGTGTTAAAACAATCACAATCACAGGAACAATTGAAGGATGGTCATTTTTTACAACAGTAGCCGAAAAATTAACTTCAATTACAGATATTAGGTGTCTTCAACTAGGAAATGAAGGTTCATATTTTGCAGGATGTACAAACTTAACCACAATTGGAGGCGTATTTGATTTAACAGGCGTTACAAATTTTAGTTACATGTTTGAGAACTGTACTTCATTAACATCAGTAAATGGTATTAGCGGATGGGATACATCAGCTGTAACTAATATGGAAGGTGTGTTTAGTTATGCAACCGCATTCAACCAAGACATCAGCGGATGGGATACAGCGGCTGTAACTAATATGTTAGGTATGTTTGCTAGTGCAACATCATTTAACCAACCAATAAATTCATGGGATGTATCTTCTGTAACTAATATGAGTGAAATGTTTAATGGAGCAACGGCATTTAACCGACCATTAGATTTATGGGATACGTCTGCTGTAACTGATATGAGTGTTATGTTTGCTGGTGCAACAGCATTCAACCAAGACATTAGTGTATGGGATGTTTCTTCTGTAACTGATATGACGAGTATGTTTGCTAGTGCAACCGCATTTAATCAAGATCTTGCTGACTGGGATACATCAGCTGTAACTGATATGAGTGGTATGTTTAATGGAGCAACATCATTTAATGGAGACCTCTTCTTATATGTTGACGCCGTAACTAATATGGGTGGTATGTTCCATGGTGCAACGTCATTTAACCGACCAATACAGTCATGGGATGTATCAGCTGTAACTAATATGTCTAACATGTTTAATGGAGCAACGACATTCAACCGACCATTAAATTTATGGGATACAGCAGCCGTAACTAATATGAGTGGTATGTTCCAAGGTGCAACAGCATTTAATGGAGCATTTAATGGATTTGAAACTGCCTGGGATACGTCAGCTGTAACTAATATGTCTAACATGTTCAATGGTGCAACCGCATTCAACCAAAACATTAGTGAATGGGATGTATCTTCTGTAACTAATATGTCTAACATGTTTAATGGAGCAACAGCATTTGTAGGTAAAAGTATCGGTGGTAATAAAGTAACCAGTTACATGTTCCAGGTCGAAGGAACGTCTGCAACTAATATGAGTGGTATGTTCCAAGGTGCAACAGCATTTAATGGATATGTTGGTGAATGGAACGTTTCTTCTGTAACTAATATGTCTAACATGTTTAATGGCGCAACGGCATTCAATCAAGATATCAACTCATGGGATGTATCTTCTGTAACTAACATGGGAGGTTTCATGACAGGTAAATCAACTGCAAATTATTCACATTACGACAACATATTAGATGAATGGTCAAAATTACCAACTCTACAAAGTGGAGTAACATTGGATATGGGTTCAATTGAATATACTAGTGCTAGAGATGCGGCAAGACAGGATATCATTGACACATATGGATGGACAATTAATGATGGCGGTAACGGTGAAGTGGTTTAATTAACAACCAAAAACAAGAAAAGGAAAATTATGTCAATTAACGTAAACGGAAAATTAAGAATCAAAGGTGCAACTGGTGGATTAATACCACAATGGGATGGTGGAACGATTTATAATATTGGTGATGTTGTAACCCATGACGGACAAACTTGGAATTGTATTCAATATGCCCCAGCTGGTTATGGTCCATTTGGTGGATATATTGGTGTTTATTGGACTTTATGATGTATTTAATATACCAGATTCCGCATATGATACACTAGTAGTTTAAAATTAACAACCAAAAACAAGGAAAGGAGACTCAAAAGGTCTCCTTTTTTCTATGTGTATCAAATTAATTTACTTATATAAATTGGTCATTGGATCATATACCAACTCATCATTCCCACCATTAAATACACCCTCAATTAAACGATCATACGTTTCAATTACATCTGTATTTTCAATATGGTAGCGTTGCAACACCGTATCATTACGTTGATTATAACCGTCAATATCTTTATCATGTTCCGTTAAAATATGATTCAATATTTTAGCGGCCTCAACTGTATCTGAACCCTCGTAATAGTAACCCAAATCTTTACACATTGGAGCATTATGTAAAACTGGATATCCTAAATAAGCAGCATCCAAATACAAGTAATTCAACGGATTCAACAATTGATGGCAAATCAAAACATCCAAATGTTGAGTAAGCATATATGCTGTTTGATAACGTGACTCAGCACTTACCTTTCCATCTTTATACAAATCAAATGTGGAAATAATTGACAGAAATTCTTTATGCTTTGAAACCATTCCAGAATTAGTGATACGAAGTTTATCTATGTGTTTTCTACCCGTTTTGGTACGATATGACTCTTCAGCAATCATGGAGGGAATCAAACAAAACTTAACGATATTGAGATTCGGCTCCATTATACCAATAATTTTCTTTTCCTTTTTATCGTTATACTGCCAGTTTTTCTTGTATCGGCCATCTTTAAAGCCCTTGCTAATTTCAGCAACTGATTCAAACAGGAACTTCTCCGACCAAATAAATGGAACAGCAAATGCATTTGTACGATATAGAGTTTTATATAAACCTGAATTTACCTCATCTTGTTGCGGAACGTACCATATCTCATCGTATTGTCTTTCGTACTGGAATGATTTATCCTCACTTGGGCGAAACAAAATGTTTTCCATGTGAATAACATAATTGTTTCCACACTTATATGATACAACACGTTTGTTTTTTCCCGAACGTTTAAATGTTTCAAGTTGATGATCAAATACCTGAGCACCCATGCAAATGATTAGATCCATGTCCAGGAAATGATCGTTAAAATACACAATATCGATACCTTCGAGATAGGACGGACGCTCGGTAAAATCAACATTCGTTGTGTTTAAAATGTATACCTCATAACCCTTCTTGGAGTTTTTCAACAAATGCACCAACATCAATACATTTTGTTTGATTCCATTTGTCCAGATAGACTCTTTATTGTCCTTGAGTCCTAGTGTGATTCCGATTTTCATAGTTTTTTTCCGTGTGCGTTTATAAATCTTGTTACTAAATCTAACTGTGCTTCTGCAGATGGTGCATGAGCATACAACCATATAAAAGATGCTTCTATTGCCTTTAATTCTTCTTTCTTATGCAGTATACGTTGTTTCAATATATCTTTATCCTCTGCATCGACTGAATGTGTTATATCCAATCTAGCACATATTTCATATAGTGCAAACAAATCAAATTCATCTGCAGCCACTGTTGCTTCAACATACAATTCATGCAAATCTGCAATATTGCAACGATCTGGATGAGTGCATTTAGCAATTTCTCTGTACAAATGTTTAACTTTGTCTTTGGTAGATTTGTCTACAGTTGCCGGATCAATGCATTGTTTTGCTGGTTTTACATGCGGTTCTGTTGACATTGCTCCCGCCGGTTCTCCATTAACTTCTCTAACTTGCCGCAAGAATTCGGCTTTATTTGTAGCAATGACTTCTTGTTTGTATTGTTCATCTAGCATTAAAAAACTGTATTCTTGCAACAATTTTTTTATTTCAAGATGTTGTAGTTTTTGGTTCATTGCTGGTTTCTAATAAATATAGAAAGATATTTTAATACAGATATTTATATATAAAAAAGTAAACAACGGTATGCCAATTGCTAGCAAGAATATTAATGCGGAAAAGATCCAAGGTAACTTAGATATCACATCAGTAAGTGCATCTGCATTTACAGGTTCATTCATAGGTGACGGCGCTGGACTATATAATTTACCAACACAATCAATTGATACTGGTTCACTTGTTACAACTGCATCATTCAATTCATTTACTGCATCGTACACAACAGGCTCATTTACTGGATCGTTTACTGGCGAATTTATTGGGACTGCTTCAAATGCAGCTACAGCTTCAAACATACTAGGTGGTAAAGCAACGCACGTACCATATTTTATTACAGACACAACTCTTGCAACTAGTTCAATATATCAGTCCGGGTCAACTAGTGTAATCATAAATCAAGATAACAATACAACAGCAAATCCAGAAGCATTGTATGTTTGGCAACCAAGTACCACATCAATCAATGTAATATCTGGAAAAGGCAATCTAAACAATTACTTGCAGCTTAACATACAAAACACTAATCAAGGTATATCAGCATCTTCTGATGTAGTTGCTACAGCAAATAATGGTAATGAAACTACCAATTATATTGATATGGGTATCAATAGTGAAAACTATAACACCGGATTCGTTGGCAATGCAAATGATGCTTATTTATACTCTACCGGTAATCATTTACATATAGGAAATGTATCAAATTTCCCCGTACAAATATTTGCTGGTGGTAGTGATGTTGATATACATAATAAACTTGAATTAAACCCTAACAACCAACACATGATGTCAGGTTCGTTAGATGTAAGCGGTAGCATTAAAGCATTCTCATTTACGGGATCATTACAAGGCAATGCTACTTCAGCTACAACTTCACAAACATCTTCTTATTCAACAACGTTGGGTGCTAGTTTATCACAACCTGCAAATAACCAAGTTAGATTATTAAATAGTGCCGGCGGTACTTTAAGCACGGTTACTGTCGACAATGTAATATCAGCTTCACACGCATCTAATTCAACAACAGCTGATTATGCTGCAAATGCAGGTAACGGAGGCGTAACTCAAATCATAGCAGGATCAGGCATCACTCTGCTTCCAGCCGGCGGGCAAGGAGCAGTAACAGTAATAGCATCCGCCGGCGGTGGTGTAACTATAATTTCTGGTTCACTTGTTACGGGATCATTTGTTAATACAACATCATATACTTTCAATCACGATCTAAGTACTAGAACACCTATCATAACGGTATTTGATTCCAATTACAATCAAATCATTCCAGAAAATATTCAACTTGTAAATACAGCAAGTGCCATAATAACATTCCCAACTGCAGAAAGTGGGTTTGCAATTGGATCAACAGGCGGTACAACGGGCACAGCATTATCTTCTTCATATGCTTTATTTTCAACATATGCTGATACAGCTTCGTATTTTGCAGAAAAAGATCCGGTGTTTGTAGCTAAATCAGGAAGTTTTGCAACTACTGGTTCAAATGTATTCAGAGGCAATCAGACAGTAACTGGTAGTTTATTTACAACAGGTTCAAATACATTAATAGGAAATACAACATTAAGTGGTAGCATAAATGTAAGTGGATCAACCACATTAAATGGTACTACAAGTTTCTATGGTACTCACATATTGAGTGGTAGTAATACTATTACTGGAAATACTATATTAAGTGGTAGTTTAGAAGTAAGTGGTTCTTCAAATTTTCATAATAGTATATTTATTGTAACTGGTTCAACTAATATTAAAGGTGTAACAAATATAAGTGGTAGTACAAATATCACAGGCTCATTTAACGTTACTGATGGAAATATAAACATAGTAAGTGGCTCTTCATTTACAAGATGGGGTAATAAATTATTTAACTACGGAGCTTTTAGTAGCACACAAACACAAACCGGACCACGTGATACAATATTAAGTGCCTCGTTTAATACAACTGATGTTGGAGGATCAGGGGTAAGTCTAGTAGATAATACTAAAATAACAGTAGACAATACAGGAATATATAATCTACAATTCTCAGCGCAGTTAGACAGAACTACATCAGGTACAAATATAGTTACAATATGGTTTGCCTATACAGGTAGTAATATTGCTAATAGTGCTACAGATGTGACTATTACAGGTGGTACAGGAGCAAACCCAATAGTAGCTTCGTGGAACTATGTATTACCAATGTCTGCTAGTTCCTATGTTGAAATATATTGGAGCCATGACGACAATCAAGATAACAAGATAGAAATAAAAGCAGTAGGAACCCGATCAGGACCAGTAAGACCAGCAGTGCCTTCTATTATAGCAACATTAACACAGATAGCATAAAATGAAAATATTTCAACCCATAATATCCGGATCATTTACAACATCAGGATCGGTATTTCTGAAAGGATTATCATCTACCGCACAAACTGCCGTTGTTTTAATTGATACTGGCTCCGGACAATTATATTTTACGGCATCTGCTGCAATTGGTGGAACTAATATTGATTCTGGATCACTAGTTACAACAGCATCATTCAATGCATATACCGGATCTAATACCTCACAATTTGCAGGTACTGCATCATATGCATCAGTCGCCGGCACAACCATAACAGCACAAACCGCATCATATGCTACAAACTTTACCATTGGTTCAACACTGAGCTTAGATGGAACGCTGTTTGACCGAGCAACCATAAACTCAACCATCGTAGGTACAAATAACCTATTTACACAACAAACTGGATCATATACTTCCGCCCATGGAAAATATACCATGTATAATGGAACTAATGCAAGAGCTGGAGAATTTGTAACTGTATGGAATGACACTACAGTAGAATATCATGACATTTCAACCAATGATATAGGAAATACAGAAGATGTAACATTTGAATCTGCAATAGTAACAGATCAAATTCAAATAAATGCAGTAGCTTTATCATCTGGATGGACTGTAAAGATGCTAATTACTTACATGTAAAATATATATAAGAAAGAAATATATGCCAACGAGAATAAGAAATGGATTTATAACCACCGGTAATTCTAGAATAACCGGATCGCTTAGGGTAACTGCAGGAGTAACATCATCATTTACTGGATCTTACACGGGCGACGGCGCTGGATTATACAATATCCCAGCTGGCGGAATTGTGGGCTTAAACCTATCTCAAATTTCATCTGGGAGTGTTTCTGCATCAATATCTCCAGCCTCCGGATTACAAGTCAATACAAATGTTACTGCAACCTCATTTACAGGTAGTTTGAGTGGTAGTGCTTTGTCGGCTACTAGTGCATCATATGCAGTAACAGCATCATATGTTTTAAATGCAGTGTCATCCAGTTTTGCAACAAGTGCATCATTTGCAGTAACAGCATCATTTGCTACTGCTACTACTAATTTTATTCGAAGAAGTGATTATACAGGTTCAGTGGATCCAAACATAAATTTATTGTATTTAGGAGAAGCAGTGAATGGTTCTGCAGAATCTGCAACGGTTTGGACTATATCACAACTTTCTGTATCATCATCTGGTGCAACTGTAACACGTTCAACTTCAAGTGCTGCATGGACTGATAGATATACATATACATATTTATAAGAAAGGATCAGTTATGCCAATACAATCAACAAATCCAATAGTAGTAGATGGTGTTGAATATCCGTACTACACAGTAAATCTAGCAATTTCACCTTTAGTGAAAGAAACCGAAGTTGGAGCAAGCGTGGCAATGCGTTTAACTCCATATCGAGAATTAGATGGTGGTGCACCTGATGTATTGCAAGGACATGATACGCCCGTAGTTTACTTGGATGTATTTGCCTCAGAAGATATGCCGGCTGAAAATGCAGCATATAATATACTTGGAATTATACAACAATTTATAACCGAAAAAGAATTGTAAATGCCGAATAGATGGCCCATAGCATCAGGTAATTGGAGTGATTCGGCGATTTGGTCTGGGTCATTGATTCCTACTGCGGCCGATGATGTGTTTACAAACAACAGAACAGTAACTTTAGACCAAACCATCACAGTTCGTAGTATAAATAACACATCAACTGGTAGTGCTGTAGCAGGAGGTTTATTAAATATATTTGGAGATTTTAATATAACAGCAACTCCGAATGGTATAAGCAGCGGAGGTGCCACAGTAACTAACGGATATATCAAATATTACAATTCTGGTTCAATTACTATAACAGCAACATTTTTGCAAACTAGAAATACATTAGAAAATGTAGGATCTGGAACAATTAATATTATAGGAGATATTAGATTTCCAAGTACTATAGGAAGTACTAGAACCATAACTAATTCAGCTGGGGGTACGATAATCGTAACAGGAAGTATAACAAGCCCAGCTGCAACTACATCAGCTAATTATGCTATTCAAAATTCCTCATCTGGATCTATTTTTATATCTGGTAGCGTAGTTGGAGGAAGTAACGGAGCTGCACCATATGGAATAAACAATGCTAGCATAGGTAACGTTACTGTTGTAGGAAATGTCACTGGCGGAACAAGACCAGATGCTGGATCTACTAGCACAGCGTATGGAATATACAATGCATCAACTGGAACAGTTGCAGTTACTGGAAGTGTACAAGGAGGACCCATTGGGGTAGGTAGTAATACTAGTCCAATTGGTATCTTTAATGCAAGTATTGGCACAATCAGCATCTCAGGTAGTGTAATTGCCGGTACTGGTTCTGGTGCGTTTGGTATAGGTTCTACTACTGCAGGTACTATAATAGTAAATGGACCTATATCTTCTAGTATAGCTAATGTTGGAATTTCCTCAACTTCAACCACAGCCGTAAACATATTCACAGGCCCATTCTATAATACAGGTTCATATAATGCAGTATATGCATATCGTATGCAGGTTTTCAATCAACCAACACGATGGACATTTGATACCGAAGTAGCTGGCGTACAAAAACCCCTAACTACGGTAGAATCAATTGTTGGAGTGCCAGCATCTGCAAATGTAAGAAATGGTGTTGCATATGGTTTAAATGGAAATTTAACAGGTTCACTTAAAATACCAGATCCTGCCACAGTAAAAGTGGGAGTTGCAACAGACAATACAACTGGTTCTGCCGTTTTAACAGCACAAGATATGTTTGAAGTATTAACCCAAGATATAGTTTCATCAGGAAGTATAGGAAATGCGTTGGAAAATGCATCTACCGTACAAACCGTTGCAGCAACTATATCTGCATTTAAAGTATAATATGGCAAACAGATGGGCTGTAATATCAGGAAATTGGTCAAATACCGCAACATGGAATAATGGTGGTGTATTAGGAGTTCCTACTGCATCAGATGTAGCATACGCAAATAACCAAACTATTTATATTGATACGAATATAACAGTTCAAGCATTAAGCAATGCTGCATTAGCCGGTACTGCATCTGTCTCCGGAAGTTTTTACTTAAATAATGCAATAACAGCTAGCACAACAAACGGCACTGGATTAGTTAGTGCAGTCGTAAACACTCCATTAGTATTTATTTCTGGTTCTAGTAATGCTCGAATAAATACAACGATGGGAGATACTACGGGTATTCGTATTAGAACATTAGACAGTTCAACCCTAACTGTTAGTGGTAGTGTCTTCGGAGGTAGTACTGCATTCGGGTATGGTATACTACATACCTCAACTGGCACATTATATATTACAGGAAGTGTATCTCAAGGAAATAATGTGACACAATATGGTCTTTTTGTTTCTGCTTCAGCCGGACCAACCTTTATATTAGGAAATATACAAGCTAATGTAACTCAAGCCGTTTTAAATAATTCAATATCAGGAAGCATTACGGTATACGGAAATGTAACAGCGGGAGGATTTTCGAATGCCGCGGCTATTATCAGTTCAACTGGAGGTAATATTACAGTATTTGGTAATGTAACATCAGCAACCAACGTTGGAATTGGTCATAGTGGAACTGGCAACATATTTGTACAAGGAACAGTTTCGGCGTTAGGTGGTACAAATGCTGGAATTGCAATATCAAATACAAGTGTCGGTTCTGTTACGGTAATTGGAAACGTTATAGGAAGTGCTGTGGGAGGTTTACCAACGGCTGGAATCTCCAATACTAGTACAGGTATTGTTACCGTAACAGGCAGCATCATAGCAAATAACGCAGCTGGAATTTCAACAGCTGGAAATACGTTTGTCTCCGGTTCGATATATGCCGGATTAGGAGCGTCTGGTATTATTTCTTCTGCTAATAGAATATTCCAATTTATTGGACCCGTATATTCAAGTGTATCAGCACCCGGCGTTCAATTAACTGGAACCGCTGCAACTTGTAGTTTCACAGGTCCATTCTACAACGTCAATAATCGCAACGCAGTATTTGCTCAAAACATTCAACTCATATCAGGTTCAACTCCAACCTGGACATTTGATACTGAAACTTATGGCGGAACCAAAATACTTTATACATCAGGTGCAGTAGCAGGATATCCGTCTGCCTCAAATGTAAGATCGGGCACAGTATATGGAGATGCCAATCAATTCACCGGAACGGTTGCAATACCTGCTGCATCAAATGTAATCCGAGGTGCATTAGTAGACGCTACTACTGGATCTGCTTCATTTACAACTCAAAATGTATGGGCATATGCAACGGCAAGTATGACTGCATCGAATAGTATAGGCAATCGATTAAGAAATACAGCAACCGTTGCATCTGATGCTGCTTTAATAACTTCAAAAGGAACAATATAATATGCCGAATAGATGGGCTATAGCTTCTGGGAATTGGTCAAATACCGCAACATGGAATAGTGGTGCCACTCTTGGTATTCCTACTGCATCAGACGCTGTGTTTACGAACGGATTTAACGTCACGGTAGATCAGAATATCACAGTAACTCAATTACGTAATACTGCAACTAGTTCAGTAGCCGAAGGAGGAACGTTCGTATCAACCAACGGAATTCAAGTCACTACTTCAACAGGTTCTACTGCCGCAACATATGGAATTTATGGAGGAACTGGAAGTATTGCAGGAACAAATTCTGCATGTTTTACCATAACCGGCTCTCATTTTGTAGGTATAACCGGAAGTATACTAGGAGGAACCGGAAATGCAGCCGTAGGAGCAAATAAACATGGTTTAATTATAACAAACGGAGGAACTGGAAGTATCATAGGAAACGTATACGGAGGAAACATAAACAACTTATCTACTTCAGCAAACAATTACGGTATTTTTGTAACATCAGGAAGTGTTACTGTTACTGGTAGTTTAATAGGCGGTACATCCAATGAATGTGTTGCACTTTCTATACTTAATGGAACTGCCAGTATTTCTGGGACTTTGCAACTTAATGGATTTGCTTCACCAATGATCATCGGAGCGGGAAATGCTCAAGTTAATTTTACCGGGGTTCCTTCGCCAATATCAGCCGGCGGACCTTATGCAAATGTAACCGCAATGAAAGTTGCAGGAAACAACACCGGTGTTATAAATTATAATGGACCTGTAATAGCAGCAAACGTACCTGGTATTCGATTATCTGCAGGAACCATGACTGTAAATATTACCGGAAGTGTTTATTCTGCAGGTTTAAGTAATGCGGTAGATTCTGCAATCATATCCACAGTAGCTAGTACAATTAACATAAGTGGTTCAATAACAGCTGCTCCTAATGTACCAGCCATACAATCAACATCCACATCTGGCTTAATTCGAGTAACAGGTCCGTTAATATCACAAAATAATTATCCTGCAGTTTATTCGCCTAAAATACAATGGATATCTTCATCAGCAACATATTATACTTTTCAAACAGAAACATTCAATCAAAACATAACACTTTATGATGCTGCATATCCAATAACATATCCTGCAGAATCCAATGTAAGATCAGGAAGTTTGTATGGTGCAACCAATCAATTATCTGGATCTATGATTATTCCTGCAGTTTCAAATGTTAGATTCGGAGTACCGGTAGATAACACAACTGGATCTGCTACATTGACACCGCAAGACATATTTGACTATGCAGTATCTGCATTAACTGTAACAAATACAATTGGAGCTCGTTTACAAAACATATCAACAACACAAACTGCAGCTGCAACTGTTGCTGCTTTTAAAGGAAAATAACTATGCCGAATAGATGGCCTATAGCATCAGGGAATTGGAGCAACTCAGCAATTTGGAGCGGTAGCATAATACCTACTGCATCAGATGATGTATTTTTAAATAACCGAGTCGTTACGCTAGATCAAAACATAACAGTAGTTAGCATTGACAATGTTGCAACAGGTAGTGCCGTAGCCGGCGGACGCATTGAAATATATGGTAATTTTAACATATCAGCATCATTTGTTAAATGCAACGGAGCTCACGTATCATCTGCTCCACAAACGGCCGGGCCTGGACTGGTTTCATTTTATGGAACTGGATCCTCTACAATTACAGCACAAATAACTAATAGTTCACTTGGCCCTGTTACATTTAATGGGTCTACTGGTACATTGAATATATTAGGAAATGTAACTGCTCCTATTAACGGAGGTGCATCATCAACTGCAGTAATAAATGGTTCAACTGGCATCATTAATATAGTAGGTAACATTTCATCATCAAACAACAATGCACAAAATTATGGTGTATTTAATAATGCCGGGACAGTCAATGTTACTGGTAATGTCGTTGCAGGAAGTAGTAATGGTACGAATCCAACAATTGCTAACAATAACACCGGCGTAGTTAATGTAACTGGTAATGTTTCCGGATGTCCATTTGCATTCACAGGAACAACACAAAATGCTATAGCTCATAATGGTGTCGGTTCAGTTAATGTTACTGGAAATGTAATTGCATTTCGAACAGCTGGTATTGCATCAACGGTTTCTAATACAATTTCCGTAATAGGCCAATGCATTGCATCCTTAAGTTCAAGTGCAGTCACATCAACTTCAACCACAGCAACCAACATATTCACAGGCCCATTCATCAACTCAGGTTCTCGCAACGCAATATACTGCTATAACATACAAATGTATAAAAATGCCACTACATCATACCGAATTGGAGTTTCTGGATCTGCTAACACAATAACATTGCTTAGTGAAGACCAAGCGCTTGGAATGCCTGCTGCTACAAATGTAAGAACCGGTGTAATTTATGGACCTACAAATACGTTAACAGGTACGATGGCTGTTCCAGACCCTAAATCAGTTTCTTGGGGTGTAGCAGTAGATGCAACATCAGGTTCGGCTCTTGCAAAACCAGAAGACTTATGGAATATAGCATTAGCATCGCTTACTGGATCAAACTCAATTGGACAACGTTTAGCTGCAGCATCAACATCAGCATCTAATGCAGCAATCATAAATGCATTTTAATGGTTGGATTCGTTGATTTATTTTCATATAATAAAACAAAAGGAAATAAATTATGATTCGTAAACTGGACGCAAAACATTTAGAAGACATCCAAACTTTAAAAGAACGTTATGCTGAAATTTCAAGTGCTATAGGCAATTTAAGCATTGAAAAACATTTTCTACAAGAAAAACTTGCAGAATTAGATCAAGACTTGCAACGAGCTTTTGCAGAATTCAAACTTATGCAAGAACAAGAAACAAGTTTAGTTGATGAGATGCGAGCTCGTTACGGCGAAGGCCAAATTAATACAGCAGATGGAACATTTACACCAAGCACTGGTTTGAATGCATAAAGGCATATTTATATTAAAATCATTTATATAGGAGAATTAGAATGGCAGAACAAATAGTGTCACCTGGCGTATTTACGAGAGAGATTGACTCATCGTTTTTACCGGGGGCAATTCGTCAAATTGGTGCAGCAATAGTAGGCCCGACCGTAAAAGGCCCTGCATACACCCCGACTGAAATTAGAAACATGTCCGAATATCAAGCAGTATTCGGTGGATTCACAGATGAATCATATGTTCCGGCAGCGGTTAATGAATATTTAAGAAATGGTAATGTGATTACCGTAACACGTACATTGTATGAAGATGGTTATTCATTGACTGACGGTGCATTAGCAATTGTTGCAACATCAGGATCAACCAAATATGTAACACACATACTTCATCCAACGGTGCCAGTAGGCGTAACATCAAGTTATTTTGCTGATTCAGTTTTGAATACAGACACGAACGGCCGATTTGAATTAAAACTTTCAGGATCATATTCAACCACCGCAATTCCAGGATTTACAGCATTTTCATACACAGAAGGTGCATCAATTTCTGCATCAATTGCAGCAACAGATTCAAATTACATCACAACCATATTCGGTAAGACTCCAAAAGGACAAAATTATCCGGCATATGTTCAATATGAAAATTCAGCAGCAACATCATTATTTGCTTCATTAGCTACAGTATCAATGTCATTAGAGAAAATTTCAACATATGCATTCGTACAAGATTATCAAGCATCCGCAACACCATGGATAACATCACAGAAAATTGGTTCTGTTGCATCTAATTTGTTTAAAGTTCATGCTTTATCTCACGGAACATCTACAAATTATGAATACAAGATTGCAATCACTGATATAGTAACATCTGGAGAAGTATCTGATCCAAATGGTTATCCAACATTCAACGTTGTGGTACGTAGAGTTGATACTTCGAATATTCCAAGTTCAGTTTATGGTTCAGTATCAGATTCAGATTCACAACCAAACATTGTTGCATCATTTGCATGTAATTTGAATCCAGATTCACCGTTATACATTGCCAAAGTGATTGGCGATCGTTATCAAACAATTGATAATGACAACAATATCAACATTTATGGTGATTATACAAATACGAATCCATACATCCGTGTAGAAGTTGATCCAGCTGTTGCAACAAAATCTATAGATAAAACATTGTTTCCATTTGGATTCCGTGCTATATATTCTTCTATACCAACAGTTAATGGTTCAAACCTAGCTGCAGCAACAATGAAGACTGCACAAACTGCAGGTGGTGTTTATAGTTCAACAGTATTGCATGGTTTTGATTTTACGGTTGCATCAAACATCAACTATTTAGCTCCAATACCAACATCAGGTTCAACAACGGCTGCAAATGCAGATTTTTATTTAGGTGATGTTTCTCAAAATGCAGGAGCTGCATATCCATCATCAACAAGTGCATATACAGGTACATTGAGTTCTGCATTGATAGCAGGAACATTTGCAACCAACGTTGCAATTGCAACTAGAAAATTTGTAGTACCAATGCAAGGTGGATTTGATGGAGCTCGTCCTAACTTACCTAAGTTTTCTGGAGCTAATATAACTGCAGCAAATACATTTGGTTTTGATTGTAGCACAGTAACGGCTACGGGTGCAGTTGCATATCGCAAAGCATTTACATTGTTGAGCAATACAGATTATTATGATATGAACGTATTGTTGACACCAGGACTAATTGACAGTTTGCATAGTGTAGTAACAGCAGAAGCTCGTAATTTATGTCAAACTCGTCAAGATGTATTTTATGTAATGGATTCAAATCTTAAAGGTGATGCTATTTCAGCAGTTGTAAATCAGGTTAGAACCATCGATAACAATTATACAGCAACATATTGGCCATGGATCAGTATTCCAAATCCAACCGGTACTGGAGGATTACTTTGGGTTCCGCCATCCGTTGTGCTTGGAGGTGTATTATCAACAAATGATAGAATACAAGCTCCATGGTATGCGCCTGCAGGTTTGAATCGCGGAGGTATTCCAGCAACAGGAACAGCAGTTAATCTATCTCAATCTCAACGAGATACATTGTATGCAGCACGTGTTAACCCTATTGCAACATTCCCTAACAATACGATTGTGGTTTGGGGTCAAAAGACCTTACAAGCTCGTCCAAGTGCATTAGACCGAGTAAATGTACGTCGTTTGCTTATTGAAGTTAAGAAGTTTATTGCTTCATCAACTCGTTTCTTGGTATTTGATCAAAATACGCAGATAACAAGAGACAGATTCTTAAGCATCGTTAATCCATATTTGGCAGGTGTACAACAAGCACAAGGTTTATCAGCATTTAAAGTAGTAATGGATGGAACAAATAATACTCCAGATTTAATTGATAGAAATATCATGTATGGACAATTGTTTTTACAACCAACTAGAACAGCTGAATTCATCATATTGGATTTCAATATTCAACCTACCGGTGCTGCTTTCCCGGTTTAGGAAAAAAAAGCTCATGAAAGGTAGGACTTCGGTTCTACCTTTTTTACTGAACATATATTTATATAAAAATTAAAGGACAGAATTATGCCATATTCAGCAACAAATAATAATTCAGATTTGTTTCCATATGTAGGTAATACGCAACCGAATGGAAATGGTGGAGGAACACCTGATGGACAAGGAGATTCTCCAACAGCATCTCAGATTCAAGATTACGGTCTGAATCCAAATTTCTATGACAAAGCATTTTCATGGGAACCGAAATACCAACACAAGTTCGTAATGTCAATTCCAGGCGCAGATGGAGAAGGAATTCCTGCATATTTGATTAAAACTGCTGCTAAACCAAGTTTAACGAATGGTGAAGTAACTATAGATCATATCAACGTTAAAAGAAAACTTAAAGGCAAAAGTTCATGGAATAGTATTGCTATTACAATTTATGATGCAATTGTACCATCAGCAGCACAAGCTGTGATGCAATGGGTTCGTTTACATCATGAATCAGCAACAGGCCGCGATGGGTATGCTTCAATATACAAAAAAGACATTACACTCAATCAACTTTCTCCATTAGGTGAAGTTATTGAAGAATGGAAACTTAAAGGATGTTATTTATCAGAAGTAAATTTTGGTTCATTGGATTGGTCTGCAGAAGATGTAGTAATGATTGATGCTACATTGAATTATGATTGGGCATTGTTAAGCTATTAATCATTATTAAGCTATTATAACAAGATGGGTGGAAGAAATTTCACCCATTTTTACTGTCTTACATATTTATAATAAAGACAGAAAAAA